TCTGCCAAGCCACGATAAGGCTCTGGCAAGTATCCTTGGTATCACGCTTGAGGACTGGCTGAACGTGTCTGAAAATGTCACTGCAATGTTCAAACGCGTTACTAACACGTTACGCCATAAACGGTGTGATTTAGAAATAGAAAAAAGTTACACTAAAAGACGTGACGGAAAAGTGCGCTCGAAAAAGTTCCGTAAGGCGTTGAAAACAAACAAGCGCGTAACGCGTTCGTCACGCGTTAGTAACGCGTCCACAGGAGAGGACAGGACAGGACAGGACAAAGAAGAAGATATATTGCTCAAATTCGATGCTTTCTGGTCAGAATATCCAAGGAAGGTCGGCAAGAAAAAAGCAGAAGATGCTTACATGAAAGCACTAAAAACATTTAACGAATTGGATGATATGGATGCTGCAACGATATTGGTAGACTCTGCCATCAAGTATGCGGAGGTCACGACAGACATGAAATTTTGCAAACATCCAGCAACGTGGTTAAATGGAGAATGTTGGAATGATGATATTGCTCACGTGCAGCCAGCAGAAAAGAGTTCGGCAAGTAAAATGCAAGATGCCTTTGCCGATTTGAGATCAGAGGCTAGGGAGATAGAACAAATAAATAATCTGGAGTTTTTGAAATGAGTGAAACAAAACTAGCATTGCAAAAAGCTGCGGCTGGCATGGTTGCCAAGCAATTCACAAAGGCACCCAATGCATATCAAAACAGATCTGTGCTGACACCTGTTGCTGGAACAAGGGTAGACGAATGGACGCGGTTAATATCCGTGTCTGATTGCAGAAAAATAGTTAGCGAATTAGAGGGGCTTTTAATCCCGGCAGATTTAGAAACGGCGGCGCGGCAAGCAGAGGTTTTGATAGGATCATATCCAGAACGCAAAATGGCAGATGAAAATATATTCGTGCGGGCGGTGACTTCAATTTTTAATGAAACGCCGCCGGACATTGGGTTTTACGCTGTAGACGAATTAACCCGCTCATGTAAGTGGTTGCCAAGCCGATCAGAAGTTGTTGACGTTTGCAGCAATATGTTGAACGAAAGAAAGGCAGCTTTGAGAATAGCAACTGATCACCTTGAAGAGCATATGAAGCGTGGCAAGGAAAAAGATACGGCGGTGAGATACGCAGATTTAACAGAGCAGCAAAAATCAGATTTTGATAAAACAATATCAAGTTCAATCCGGTCAATGAGCTAATTATGGATGAAAACCCCAAGACTAAATTTGGAAAACAAAAACCGTCGTTAGGTTTAATTCCAAAAATTGCGTTAGAAGCAGCCGCCGCCGCTCACCAAATCGGGGCAGAAAAATACGGAGCTTGGAATTGGCGAGAAAAAGATGTGTCTGCAATGGTTTATATCAATGCAATGCTAAGACACATACAAGAATGGAAAGAAGTTGCAGACAACGATCCAGAAACAGGAGCGTCGCATTTGGGAAATGTTATCGCTTGTTGCAACATACTTCTAGACGCACAAGATAATAATTGCTTGATTGATGACCGACCAAAAAAGAGATTGGAAAATAATGAAATTAAAAGTCAAAGTAACAAATTAAAAAAATTAGAGGGTAAATAAATGGTTGGTTTATACGACAATATTCATGCAAAAAGAAAGCGTATAAAAGCGCAAAAAGCTGCGGGGAAAACAATAGATCGGATGCGTAAGCCCGGAACCAAAGGTGCGCCAACGTCTAAGTCATTTAAGGCAGCAGCTAAGACAGCTAAGAAAAGGTAATGGGAAAACACACGCCAAACATGTCAGACGAAATTAATGCCGTTCAATCCTATAGCATGTCTGCTGTAGAAACTGCCACAAGTACGACAATTGGTTTTGTGGTATCAATGGCCCTCACGCATTGGGTTTTGCCTCTGATGACGGGATACGAGCCTACTGTGGGAATGGATTTATTAATTGTTGTGACATACACTGTTGCAAGTTTTATTAGATCGTATTTAGTCAGAAGGGCTTTTGCTGTAACTCGGGGGTGCTTTATGACAAACATAAAATTTATTGAGACGTCTATATGCTGAAAGTTTTAGATTTATTCAGCGGCGATATTGACAGCATCGTTTAGGTATATTGGGCAGTAGATTAAATAGATTTTCCCGACTCCATAGGAAAGACCATGACAAAGAAGCCAAAGAAGCTAACAAAACCGCCGCATAAGCGCACCGATGAGGAAGCTGAAGCCGTGTCAATGATGGCTGCTGTCGGCATATCCCAGGAGAATATTGCCAAGGTAATTGGCGTCGATATTAAAACTTTAACGAAGTATTACCGTGAGGAGATCGACACGGCTTGGATCAAGGCTAACGCCAAGGTCGGCGGGGCAATGTACAACAAGGCTATTGGCGGCGATGTCCAGGCCCAGAAATATTGGATGGGTTGCCGCGCCGGATGGAAAGAAACGTCTGTCAACGAAATTAGCGGTGAAGAGGGAGGGCCAATAATTTTATGGGGAAAGAATACCAAGTCGGAATAGCGGCTGACATTTTTAAAGATTTTTTGAAACCTAGCCGATATAAGGCATTGTTTGGCGGAAGGGGTTCTGCAAAGTCCCATTTTTTCGCAGAAGCTATGATTGCGAATGCTAGCACAACAAAAGGATTTCGTGCTGTATGCGTTCGAGAAGTTCAAAAGTCCTTGAAAGAATCGGCCAAAAGATTACTTGAAGACAAAATAAATAGCATGGGTAAAAAGAATTTATTTGAAATCCAAAATGATTGCATAAAAACACCCGGAGACGGCATAATAATTTTCCAAGGATTGCAAGACCACACGGCGCAATCAATAACAAGTTTAGAAGGCTTCAACATTGCATGGTGCGAGGAAAGTGCTTCGTTGTCGCAAAAATCGTTAGAATTACTGCGGCCAACAATTCGCACCCCTAATTCAGAATTATGGTTCTCTTGGAATCCACGTTCTGCCACAGATCCAGTGGACAAATTTTTTAGAAATGTTACACCACCTGAAAATGCAATCATCCGGCAAGTAAACTTTGACCAAAATAAGTTTTTTCCTGCTGAACTAGAGGCAGAAAGAGAATTTGATGAGCGGACAAATCCAGATCGCTACGCCCATATTTGGCTAGGACACTACGAGCCGCAAGCTCAAAATGCTATTTTTAATCGTCAGAATATCCACGCAAATCGTGTATCAATAATGCCAGTCGAGCGAGAAAGAACATTAGTTGGAATTGATCCAGCGGTAAGCAATACAGAAAGGTCTGATGAACATGGAATATCAGTGTGCTGTAAAGGATCAGATGGGCGGGGCTACGTGATAGCAGACGGCTCTACCCGTGGCGCGCCGCATGAGTGGGCGCGACGAGCAGTTTCGTTATTTGATAAATTTGACGCAGATGGCATAGTTGTAGAAATTAATCAAGGCGGGGATATGGTCAAGCATACTTTGCAAACTGTGCGAAACAACATCCCAGTTATTGAAGTTAGGGCAACAAGGGGAAAACACGTGAGGGCTGAACCGATCAGCGCACTGTACAATTTGGATATGGTCAGTCATGTCGGTACATTTGATAAGTTAGAAGATCAGCTTTGCAAATTTACTTCTGAGGGCTACGAAGGTAGCGATTCTCCAGATCGTGCGGAAAGCGCGATATGGGCTTTTACAGAATTATTTCCTGAATTATTGCAAGGAAAGCCAAGAGAAAAAGAAAACTATTATCAGCCACCTCCATCATCAGGTGGATGGATGAGCTAAACAAACGCTATATACTTTTTAAGTATAAAATGATAAATTAAAATAAATATAGAAATTAGGCAAAAAAATGAAAGACGACGACATTTTAAAAGAGGCGTTGGAACAATTTTATGATTCCAATCAAGGTAGTGATTTCAATCGAGAATCTTATTATGAAGATTTTAAGTTTTCTCGTATGAGTCAACAATGGCCAGAGGAGATATTAAAAAGTCGGATTCAAGAAGGGAGACCAGCGTTGGTAATAAACAAGCTTCCGGCCTTTATCAGATCAGTTGTAAATGAGAGTCGTCAAAATAGACCAGCAATAAATATAACACCAAGCGATAATGACAGCGATGAGAATACAGCAGAAGTTATAGCAGGAATTATAAAATCTATAGAACGCAGGTCTAGTGCGGAAGTTGCGTATTCCACTGCGCTAGATTGTGCGGTGACGGGTGGTTTTGGTTTTTTTAGAGTAGACATTGATTATATCCATGACATGGATTTTTCGTTGGAAGCGCGAATCAATCGGATTCCCAATCCGCTGTCAGTACATTGGGATACTTCATCAACTCGCTTTGATGCATCGGATTGGAATTATGCGTTCGTGTCGGAATTTATGGGAAATGATGAATATAAAGCAAA